CCATCGACAAGGACGGCGACGGCGTGCCCGACTACGTGCAGATGACCGAGGCCGAGGCGCTGGCGCTGCTGGCCTGATTCCAAGCCCCTGCCGGTGCACATCATGACCATTCCCGCTTGCGCACTGACCGCCATTGACCAGGGATTGGCCCTGCTGCCTGCCGTGATGGACAGCGAGTCGGCCCGCGTGATGCTGCTGGCTATCGGACTGCAGGAGAGCGGGCTCACGACGCGGGTGCAGATCGTGGACGGCGGCGGCCAAGGGCCGGCCCGTGGCCTGTGGCAGTTTGAGCGCGGCGGCGGCGCGGCCGGCGTGCTGCGCCACAACGCCAGTCGATTCTGGATGCACCGCCTCTGCACAGAGCACGGAGTGGAGCCCACGCCATCGGGCCTGTGGGGCGCGCTGGCCACCGATGACGCGCTGGCGGCAGCCGCTGCCAGGCTGCTGCTGTTCACGGACCCGAAGCGCCTGCCCGCGCTGGGCGACATTGAGGGCGCATGGGCGCTGTACCTGCGTGTGTGGCGGCCGGGCAAGCCGCACCGCAGCCGGTGGGCGAGCAACTACCCCGAGGCATGCGGCGCACTGGCAGCCGAAGCGGCTTGACCCAAGGCTGCGCCATGAACATGACGCCACCCCAAGCCGTCGCCGAGCAGGTGGACGCCACGATGGAGGCGGACATGCCGAGATTCAGTCGAGCGCGCCACGCGCCGGGTGACGACGAGCCAGTGACGGCGGCGGTGTTCGAGCACGCCATCGGCATGGTGCTGGATCAGATCGCCGAGCTGCGCGCCGATCAGGCCGAGGCCATGGCCACCGCCATCAAGGCGGTGCTGGAGGACAAGCAAGTGGCCAAGAAGTTCGTGGCCAACGCACGCGAGGCCCTGGCTGACTCAGCCATCAACGCGACGGGCCGCAGCATCTGGCGGATGGTGGGCGGGCTGTTGGAAAAGTGGTATCTGGTGGCGCTGCTGGCTCTGTTCGCTTTGCACACGATGGGCTGGGGGCCGGCGGTGGCGCTGGTCAAGGCCGTGATCGGCAGCAAGCCCGCATGAAGCCCGCCGCCGACAACCTGCAACGGGCGCCCATGACGATGACCCTGCTGCTGCTGCCGCTGGTGTACGGCGTGGCCGGCGTCGTTTTGCTGGGCGACTTCTCGGCCGACCTGAAGGCGATGGTGGCCGGGCAAGTCATGGGTGCTGCGCTGGGCTCCATGGTGCAGTACTGGCTGGGCAGCAGCAACGGCAGCGCCCGCAAGACGGACATGATCGAAGCGCAGCGGGCGCAAGAGAAGACCCACGAATGAAGTACATCGTGATGCTGCTGCTGGCCCTGTGCGTGCCGGCGCATGCCGCCTGCCTGTGGTCCGACCCGGGCGCGCATCGGTTCACCGGCGACCCGGTGGAGGCTGTCCGGTCCTATGGAGACATCCCGCCAAAGGCCCGCGACCTGGACGACAAGCCGCGATGAACCCTGCTGACCTGCAAGACCTGCCCGAAGAAGTGCGGGTGGAAATCGAGCGCCCGCAAGTGCAGCGCGCCGAGACGCTGGCAGGGCTGGCCACGCACATCGTCGGCCTGCGCGACGAGGCCGTGGCGGCGCGCAAGGAATCGGGCATTGAGCACACCTGGATGGAGTGCGAAGAAGCCTACCTGGGCATTGACGACCTGACCCGCGTCGAGTTCGGCAACGCGAAGTGGGCCAAGCCGATGTCCATGGAAGGCGGGCTCATCAAGATGACCCAGCCGGGCGACAGCACCAAGGCCACGGCGTTCGTGGCGGTGACTGCGCGCTACGTGGACGCCGGCACGGCCAAGGTGTGCGAGGTGAGCCTGCCCATCGACGGCAAGCCGTTCACGCTCAAGGCCACGCCGGTTCCCGAGATGTCGGAGGCGGCCGAGGACACGACGCCAGCCGAGCAGGTGACGGGGCAGCCGATGCCGGGGCCTGACGGCCAGCCGGTGACGGTTGCTGACTTGGCGAAGAACCAGATCACCAAGGCCGAGAAAGCGGCCGAGAAAGCATGCACCCGGGTCTACGACTGGATGACCGAGTACAAGCACGCGGCCGAGATGCGCAAGGTGGTGCACGATGGCGCCCGCATCGGCGTGGGCGTGCTGCATGGCCCCATCCCCGAGGAACGCAAGGCCCGGGTGGTGCGCCGGCTGCCAGCACAAGCCGGCCAGCAGACCGCGGTGGCCGCCGCCAGCGCCATCAGCCTGGAAATCGTCACCAAGATCAAGCCGGCGGCGCGCTGGGTGGACCCGTGGTGCTTCTACCCGGCCCCGGGCTGCGGCGAGAACATCCACAACGGTGGCCACGCTTTCGAGCTTGACCGCATGCTGGCCAGCCAGCTTGCCGCCCTGAGCGGGCCGGGCTGGATCAAGGAGGCCATCGCCGAGGTGGTGAAGGAAGGCCCCGGCCAGGCCAACACCGAGACGGGCAACCCGAACAAGGTGGTGCACAAGAAGCAGTTCGAGGTGTGGCACTTCACCGGCAAGATCGCCCGCGCTGCATTCGAGGCCGCGAACGAGGACCAGGCCAAAGACCTGCAAGACGGCGTGGACGAGGTTCAGGCCATCGTGAGTGTGGTCAACAACCGCGTCATCCGCGCCATCCGGCCGGTGCTGGAGTCGGACAACCTGCCGTACCGGGTCTTCAACTGGCGCCGCCGCGCTGGGCATTGGGCCGGCGTGGGCGTGGCCGAGCAGGTCCGCACGCCGCAGAAGATCGTGAACGCGGCCACACGGGCGATGCTGAACAACGCCGGCATGTCGGCGGGTTCGCAGGTGGTGGGCATCGCCGGGGCTCTGACCCCTGCGGACAGCAGCAACAAGATGACGCCCGACAAGCTGTGGTGGTTGGACCCCACCAACGCGGCCGGCATTGACGATGTGCGCAAGGCATTCGCCGCCTTCGAGTGGCCGAACAAGACCCCCGAACTCATGTCCATCGTGGAGTACGGGTTCAAGCTCGCCGAGGAACACAGCAGCATCCCCCTCATCACCCAGGGCCAAAGCGGCGACACCACGCCGGACACCTTCGGCGGCCAGCAACTGCAGGACAACAACGCAAACCAGCTCCTGCGCGATGTCGGCTTCCACTTGAACGACACCGTGACCACCCCGCTGGTGGATGACTTCTACGAGTGGCTGCTGCTGGACCCGGACGTGCCCGACGACGAGAAGGGCGACTACCAGGTGGACACCAGTGGCGCGCTGGCGCTGATCGAGAAGGCGCTGCAGGACCAGTTCATTCCGCAGCTTGTGCAGGCCAGCGTGAACCCGGCCTACGACCTGCACCCGGGCCGGTGCATGGAGGCCCTGCTGCGCACCAAGCGCCTGCCGCCCGAGCAGTTCCAACTCACCAAGGCCGAGAAGGACGAGAAGTCCAAGCAGCCGCCCCCCAAGGCCCCGGCGGTGGAAGCGGCCGAGATTCGCGCCCAGGCCCAGGTGCAGGTGGCGCAGAGCCGCGACCAACTGGCCGCGCAGCGCAACCAGAACGACCTGGACCGCGACACGGCCTACCAGGAGTCGCTGAACGAGCGCGGCCAGGCCAACGACATCCTGAAGCTGGAAGAACTGCGCCTGAAGGTGCGGCTGGCCGAACTGGAGTACGCCAACCAGCGCCAGATCAACCTGGACGACGCCAAGGTGGCGCTGGCCCGCGACACCATGAAGCTGAACTTGCAGCGTGAACTGGCCGGCGCCGATGGTGAAGGCCCGCAGGTGGCCGCGCCGCCGACCGAGCCCGCCGGCCGCGCTCCTGAAGGCCGGGCCTACCAAGCATGACGGGCGAACGCTTCAGGCTTCAGCCGCAGGACCGCACCAACCCGCTGTGGCTGCGCCTTGAGGCGCACATGCGCAAGGAACTGGCCGAACTGCGCGCCCGCAATGACGCGCACCTGGCCCCCGAGCGCACTGCTGACATCCGCGGGCGCATCGCACAACTGAAGGAGCTGCTGGCGCTGGCCAACGAGCCGAAGACGCCGCAGACCTGATCCGAATTTGGCCGCCGCCCACCCGGGCCACGGCGATACCGACCCAGCCACGCCCCCGGCGCCGCTGGACAAGCGACCGCCCCCGAGGCGGTTTTTTCATTGCGGAAGCGAAAGCATGAGCGGAGACGCCAGCACCCTGACCCCGGAGCAACAAGCACAAGCCGATGCCGATGCGGACTTTGCCGCGGGCTTCGATGACGACACCACTGCAACGCCCACGGAAACGCCGGCCGCGCAACAGGACGCCACGACCCAAGGCGAGAACAGCATGCCGGCCCAGGCCGAGCCCGCCCCCGAGTACGTGCAACTGACCAAGGCCGAGCGTGACGAGCTGATCGCCACGCGCCAGCAATGGGAAAAGCAGTTCGGCACGGCCTTCGGGAAGATCGGCGGCATCGAGCGCACGCTGCAGCAGTTGAGCAGCGGCGCGCAGGTGGAAATCAGCCAAGAGGACATCGACGCCCTCAAGGACGACTTCCCCCCGCTGGCCGCGGCGCTGGAGAAGGTGCGCAACATGCGCGCCCTGCCTGGCGGAAGCGTTGACCCGAGCCAGATCGAGGCCATGGTGGAACAGCGCGTGGCTCCCCGCCTTCAGCGGATGGAGCTGCGCATGCTGGCCAAGGATCACCCCGACTGGCAGCAGGTGGACCAAGACCCGGCTTTCAAGGCATGGATCAAAGCGCAGCCCGACGAGTTCAAGCAGACCCTGGCGGAAGCCAGCCAGTCCTTCGACTCCGAAGTGGTCAGCGATGCCATGACGAAGTTCAAGCAATCGCGCAGGACCGCGCCGTCCCCGGCCGCCGATCCCGCATCCGCACGAAGAAGCCGCATGAGCGCGGCTGTGACTCCACGCGGTGTCGGAGGCAACTCCGCACCAAACGCAACTGACGACCTGATGGCCGGCTACAACGAGTAGCGGCCCGGGTCACCCCCCGAGAGAACCATCATGACCATGCAGACCTTTGGCCTGAGCCAAGGCCGGATCAACAAGTTCAAGGGCCAAATCCTGAAGCACGCCGTGCCCCAGGAATGCCTGTCCCGCGCCGGCCGGCAGGTGAGCTTCCCCGAGAACAACAGCGACACCTACGTGGCCCGTCGCTGGCTGCCCTACGGCGCCACGGCATCGGCGCCCAACACGTTCTTCGGCACCACCACGGCGGTGGACCGCGGCAACCAGATCGTGCAGGCCCACCAGACGGCCGAGGGCATCACCCCGACGCCGGACAACATCCTGCCGCAAGACGTGACGGTGGTGATGAAGCAGTATTCCTGCCTCTACGGCTGGACCAACAAGACCGCCGGGCTGTACGAGGACGACATCCCCGCGGCCATGAAGGAGCAGATCGGCGAGCGCGTCACACTGGTCAACGAGATGATCGTGTTCGGTGAGCTGAAGGCGGCGACCAACCAGTTCTACGGCGGCACCGGCACCAGCCGCGCCACCGTGAACGGCGGCATCACCCTGCCCATGATCCGCAAGATGGCCAAGAGCCTGATGGCGAACCACGGCAAGATGGTGACGAGCGTGCTGAAGGCCAGCGCGCTGTACGGCACCGACCCGGTGGCCGGCGGCTTCCTGGTCTACATCAGCACCGACCTGGAGCCGGACGTGCGCGACCTGCCGAACTTCATCCCTGCGGAGAAGTACGCCAGCGGCACCCCGATGGCCAACGAGCTGGGCAAGTGCGAGCGGTTCCGCTTCATCACCTCGCCCGAGTTCGTACCCATCCTGGACGGCGGCGCGGCGGTGGCCGCCACGGGCCTGCAGTCGAACCTGGGCACCAGCGCGGACGTGTACCAGTTCATCGTGACGGCCGACAACTCGTTCAGCCAGATCGCGGTGCGCGGCCTGTCCAACCTGTCGCCCACCTTCTTGCCGACCGGCCAGAAGTCCAAGAGCGACCCGCACGGTCAGCGCGGCTACGCCGGCACCACCTGGTGGAAGGCTGTGATGCGCGAGAACGAAGGGTGGATTGCGGTGGGGAATTGCGGGGCCAAGGCGCTCTAGCCGACGCGGCCCGGTAATGCCGGGCCTGTCTGCGCCCCTCAACAACCAAGGACAGCATCATGCAAAGCCCCTTCCTGCAGCACCTCGCGGCCATCAGCGCCGGCAAGGATCGGCAGGCCCTGCAGCCCATCGCGGAAGCGATTGCCCGGGAGTTCAACACCGTGGCCGTCACGACCGCGGGGCTTGTCATCAAGGCCGGCACGTCCGCCCTGGCGAAGACCGGCAGTGCCGCGTTCTACGCCACGGTGGGCGGCCGGCTTGTGACCATCGCCGGGTCCACCGACATGCCGGCGCTGACCGGGCTGAACATCACCGCCAACTCGTTCAACGTCGCGTGCTTCTTCGTGGACGCAGCCGGCACCGTCACCGCACGGTTCGGCACCGAGGGCACAGCCATCGGCCGCGTGAAGTTCCCCGACTTCCCGCTGGACCGGGCGCTGGTGGGCTTCTTGCTCATCACGCACTCGTCGGCATTCACCGGCGGCACCACTGCCCTGGACACTGCCACCACGGTCTACGTGTCGCCTGTCGGCCCGTTCGATCCCACCATCCTCTACAACTGATCCACCCCGAAAGGAGTCCAACACCATGGACGCTCTCCAGACCCCCCCGCTGACCCTGTGCGTCAGCAAGGCCACGCTCGCCGCATCGGGCGCCGCCACCACCTGGTCCACCACCGGCGCCACGCTCTACGCCATCAAGGGCAAGGCGTACACCACCAGCGCCGCAGCCAGCGCAGCTTCGCCCACCAGCGATGGCGCCCTGGGCACCACGTTCGCCAGCAACTCGCTGGCGGCAAACCAGGGCACCGTGTTCGTCTGGTGCTATGACGGCTCCAGCACCACGGCGGCGACTGCCATCAAGGTGTGCCAGGGCAGCAAAGAAGCCTTGGACGTGTCCGGCAACTTCCTGAAGGCCCCGGAATTCCCGGGCATCCCGGACACGCTGGCCCCGTTCGCCTACACCGTGGTGAAGAACGGCAGCACCGGCAGCGCCTGGACCTTCGGCACGTCGAACTGGAACGCCACCGGCATCACGCTGGCGCACCAGGACGTGATGACCCTGCCGGGCCGCCCGCAAGTCGCCTGAACGCCGCCCCCGCGTGAGGGGGCACAACCACTGCAGTGAACGCCCCAGGCATGGGGCACCCGCCCCCCGCGCCACAAGCCCGGGGGGCTTTTTCTTGGAGCTACCCGATGTCCCGTCAAGCCCCCAGCAACGCCGGCACCAGCACCCAGGCCGTGCACAACCCCGTGGTGCGTGAACACGCCGCCCGCGAACTCCTGAGCGACGACCTGCCGATCCGCGAACTCGCCGAACTGGACACCGACGACCGCAGCGGCGACGTGATCCTGGCCACCCCGGAAATGCTGAACGCCGACTACGCGGCCGAACTGGCATTCATGGAAGACGTGCTGACGATCTACCTGAACCGCGGGCGCGAGAAGCACAGCCCGCAGTTCGAGCAGTTCGGCGTGAACGGCCGGATCATCTGGGTGCAGGTGGAGCAGCCCACCAATGTCAAGCGCAAGTACGTCGAGGTGATGGCGCGCAGCATGCCGGTGGACATCACCACGCAGAGCGGCGAGTCGCCAGGCGACGAGCTGGTGTTCAACAAGGTGCAGCGGCACCAGACCGCCAATTTCAGCTTCAGCATCCTGCACGACCCGAGCCCCAAGGGCGCGGCCTGGCTGGCCAAGGTGCGGCGCGAGAACTGATCGGGCGCACCCGTGAACTACCTGCAACTGGTGCAGCGCCTGCACCGCGAGTCGGGCCGCAGCACGGCGGCGCCGACCACGGTGGTGAACGCCAACGAGCGCCACGCCCGCCTGTTTGATTGGGTGGCCGACGCCTGGCGGAACCTGCAGATTGAGCGCGAGTGGCGCTGGATGCGGACCACGCTGGACGTGGCGCTGACCGTGGGCCAGCAGACCTACACCGGGGCAGAGCTGGGCGCCACGCGGTTTCGCCGCTGGCGCCTGGACGACGACACGTACAATCCCTGGCTCTACATCGACGGCTCGCCCAACACGCTGTGGCCGCTGCAGTACACGCAACTGGACGAGTTCCGCGAGCTGTACGTGTACCGCACCTGGGGCGCCACCACGCCGGTGGCCTGGACCTTCGATGAGGCGAACCAACTGATCGTCGGGCCGCAGCCGGCGCTGGCCTACAAGCTGCGGAAGGAATACTGGAGGTCGCCCACCGAGCTGGCCGACGACGACACGCCCGACATGCCCGAGGAATTCCACTTGCTGCTGATGTGGCGTGCGCTGCAGGAGGTGGCGAAGTTCGACGCGGCGCCCGAGGTGCTGGCACGCGCCGAGAAGAACTACGGCGGGTTGATGCACCGCCTGCTGTTGGATCAAGCCAGGCTTCCGCACAAATGAAGGGTATGCCCAACACCCGTGTGGTGCCCGATGGCGTCACGATTGCCGGTGGCATGGACATCGTGGGGTCGCCCATCTTTTCCAAGCCGGGCCGGGCGCGGCTTGCCTACAACTACGAGTACAGCGTCAAGGGCGGGCTGGAGCGCATCGGCGGCATCGAGCCCTTCAGCGGCCGGCCAGCGCCATCGGCGGCGATCTATGTCTACCTGCAGTGCAGCGCGGCGATCACTGGCATCAACCTGGGCGACACGGTGGACGGCGCAACGTCTGGTGCGAGTGGCGTTGCCATCTACATCAGTGGCGCATTCATCGCCATGACACGAGTGACTGGATCGTTCGCGCTGGAAGATTTGGAGGTCAGCGCCGTGGTCAAGGCGACGACGGCGAACCTCGCGCCAGCCATCGACGGGTTTCTGGACAACACACTTGCCAAGCTCGCGGCCGACAACTACCAAGCCGACATCACCCGGGTTCCCGGGGTCGGCGCGGTGCGCGGGCTGGCCGCGCTCAACGATGTGGTGTACGCCTGGCGCAACAATGCCGGCAACACCGCGATGGACATCTACAAGTCATCGTCGGCGGGCTGGGTGCTGGTGCCACTCAACCACCAGCTTTCGTTCAACACCGGCAGCACGGCAGCGCCGGCCGAAGGCGCAACCTTGACCCAAGGCGGGACTACCGCCGTAGTGCTGCGCGTGGTGCTGGAGTCCGGCACGTTTGCCGCCAACACCGCGGCCGGGCGCCTCATCATCGGCAGCATTTCCGGCGG